CCACTACCCTTCACTGTTTTAAAGAATCTTTCTCTAGCAACAGCAGGATCATATTCTGCTTTACCTGTTGGATCATTATTAATTAAAACAAATTTATCACCAAATGCTTGTTTGTATGTATCAATATTACTATTTACACCAGCCCATGTTTTAACAACAATTGCAGGTGCTAATGCACGATCACGACCAGCATTACGTTCTAATGATGTATAAGGTGAAACCCAAATCATGACCATCATTGTATCGTATCCTAATGCTTCTAATTCAGCTTTTTTCTTTAATAATGGTTTACTAGCAGCACCAGTACCATCAATAACAATATCTTTCTTTTCACCTGATAATTGTGCAAATTTTTCTTTAGTAGATGCTTGAGCACGACCCATCAATTTAGCTGCTTGAGACAATTGATCTTGACTGAAATCTGCGATTTTCATGCCTAAACCTGCTGCTTTCAACAGTTCTTCATAGGTGTCATCGACATTGATTACAGTTAAATTTTTCGGTATTAACTGCGCAGATACGAATGTTTTACCAGAACCAGCAGGGCCCGCCATGAATATGGCTTTAGGTTTGCCTTGCGCTTCTTTTAGTAAATCTAGTAACTTAATCATACGTGAATATAAATAGGTGACCTGGACAAGCCAAGCCACCTATAAATATTAGAAAGTATAATACTATCTACCGAAGATATAACGGATACCTAACTGAGCAGACCATACATCAAATACAGATGAATTGTATTGATATGAATCTCTAGCTAAGATAGTAGTACCATCTGTTAATCTTTGAGTTGCTAATCTAAATGTTGGAACATTTGTAACTGCATCTCTGCTTACAAAGTTCAAGATTTGAGGAGCAGTTGCTCTTTGTGATATACCGAACTTATTATCAACCATGTTACCAAAGTTCAAGATATCAGCTCTGATTTGAAAAGCATTTCTCTTACCACCAATCTTAATAAAGATATCTTGTGCTACTGATAAATCGAATCTGTGTAAGTAAGGTAATAAACCACCATTTCTTTCAGCGTATTTACCATTACGAGTTTTTAAGTAATCGTCTTGGTTTACAAAATTCCAAAATGCAGCTTGTTGTTCTGCTTCTGTATACACTCTTGTACCAACTGTTAATGGTGCAAATCTGATTTCATTCCATTCTTTAGGAACATAAATTAAATCATTGTTATTTACTCTATCACCATTTAAGTCACCTGCTACGATATAAGAGAATGGATTACCTTGTTGGCCTACATAACCTAAAGTGATTGTTGTAGCACCACCGTACTTAGAACCATACTCAATTCTGTAACCTAATAAACCTACAAATCTATTTTTAACAAATGCATCTGCAAATGATAAATCTAAATTATTGTTACCTGCAATTGATAATGCTGATTGCCAAGAACCACTAGCAATTGAACCTGCACTCATAAAGTCTTTTGAGTTAGCAGTTGTCCAAGCGAATGAACCCCAGAAACCTTTTTGGTATGGTTTTTCTAATTTCAATGTTAATGATTCGTGGAATGCACCATTCTTACTTGTAAGAACTGCTGCTCTTGAAACATTATTATTTACTCTAACTGTAGCATCAGAACCACCGAAACGAGGTCTGTTATCTACTCCACCTAAAGTTCCAACTGGAGCCTTTAAGTTAGCTTCGTAGTAATGAACTGCATTAAGTGTTTTATTATACAAATATTCAGCACTTGCTACTAATCCGAAAATTGGTAACTTTTGATCAACTGCTAAGTTAGTTTTCCAAACTTGTGGAAACTTATAGTTAGGATCTGTTAATGCTAAATCAAATGTAGATGGTAAAGTTGGAGTTGATGGGATAAAATATTTGTTAGGATCTGCAGTAAAGCCATATTGAGCTGCAGCAGCACCACTAACATCAATAAATCCAGTTAACACACCATTATTACCGATTTGGTTAGATAAGAATACATAAGGAGGACGACCTGTAAATAATCCAGTACCACCTCTAAATTGTGTTTTCTTTTGTCCTTTCACATCGTAGTTAAAACCTAATCTTGGTTCAAACAATACTTGCGTTTTAGGCATTACACCTGTATTCCATTTTTCACCGTTTGCAAATGTCATTGCAGTGATTGCTGGATTTTCAAGTGCTGTGTTTTCGAAATCAATAATATTTGCTCTAACACCAAATGTTAATTTTAAATCTCTAGTTGCGTTATACTCATCTTGTAAGTATAAATCCAATCTATTTGATTTTAAAGTTTGCATTGGTTCAATTGCTCCTGGTAATGCAGAATATCTGAATTGGAAACGAGCAGGTGCAAATGTAGATGGTTTACCACCATTAGCTAATGATTGATTAGCCGCAGTATAGAAATCAGCTAAACTATTGAAAATATAAACACCATTTGAAGCAGGGAAGAACAAGTTATTTGATTGATACTTTTGGAAGTTGAAACCACCAACTAATGTATGCTTACCAGCATATTTTGTTAAGTTGTTAGTTACATTAAAAGTATTGTAATCTAATTTATTACCTGGAGTAAATGGATCGAATCCAACTGATGTTAATGTGGTTGAACCTTGTAAGATATCAATTGTTGGGAACATTTGGCTCATATAACCTCTGTTCTCAATTTGCTTATCATAAGAAACAATTAAGTTATTGTATAATGTATTTGAAATCTTAGAGTTTAATTCAATTACCGCTGAACGAGTGTTATCCTGAATAGTGTAACCACTATTTTGGAAACTCATTGCGTTAATGTTTCCTGTTCTATTACCGAAACCTGCAGATTGTGAATTTGAAATTCCAATTTGTGCTTCAGAATTATGGAATACATAACGTGCAGTTAATTTATTATTTGCGTTAATGTTCCAGTCAACACGAACTAAGAATTTATTAGATGTGTTTGTGTTAGAATAACCTTCAAATGGACCAGTTTCATAATTAAACTTGTCTTTCATGAATTTAGAAAGATCAGTTAATTGTTGAAAAGTTGGTCTTGATACTTGTGAACCTGCTAATGGAGAACCTGTAGAGATCCAAGTTGTACCTGGTTCAGTTCTTTCAATTGATTCATAGTTACCAAAAATAAACAATTTGTTTTTAATAATTGGAGCGCCTAAACGGAAACCTTGTACTTTCTCATCAAATTTAGATGGAGTTACTTTTGTTCCTCTTGCATTGTTACCTACATAACGAGATGAATTATCACGTTGTGTTTGATAAACACTACCTTCAACTTCATTTGTACCTGATCTTGTTACAGCGTTAATACCAGCACCTGTAAATCCAGATTGACGAATGTCAAATGGTGCTACGTTAACTTGTAATTGATCAATCGCGTCTAATGAAATAGCGCTTGCTCCAGTTCTACCACCTGCTGATGCAGATGAACCTAAACCGAAGTTGTTGTTGAACTGAGAGCCATCAATTGTAAAGTTGTTCATACGAGAGTCTTGAGCACCAAATGAAGAACCATTACCGAAAGGATTGTATTTGGTAATACCTTCGATTGTTCTAGCACCTGTAATAGGGATGCTTTGTAATTCTCTACGTGTAAACTGTTGGGCTGCTCCTGTTTTTTCTTTAGAGAACAGACCAGATTTAGTACCTGTTACAACTACTTCTTTTAATGCAGTTGCTTCATTTACTAATTTAAAATCTACGTTTGATGCTACACCTAATTGAGTGTTTACATCTTTTTCCTCACCTTTTCTAAATCCTACATACGAAGCATGGATTGTATATGGCCCACCTACTCTTACAGCAGGTAAAACATAAACACCATTCTTGTTTGTAATCGATTTGTACTCAGTGCCTGTTGGGGTGTGTGTTGCATGAATTACAGCACCAACCAACACTTCTTGTTTTTCGTTCTTAACAACACCAGAAATAGATGAGGTGGTAACTTGACCAAATCCCATCAAAACTGATACTGAAAGAAGTAACGATAAAATCGCTTTTTTCATCTGTGTTTTGTTTTGGTTAAAAAAAAGAGCGGAGACAATGCCCCCGCTCAAAGCGTTATATATATTTGTATATATTTGTTGTAACAATATGAAAATTTTTGGTTTTCAAACTATAAATATGTTAAGAAATCTTGACAGATGTAGGTAATAATTCAGTCATCGGCTTGAAGTCTGGATTTTCTAAAGTATATATTTCGTATATATTTTTAAACATTTTAAAGTTTTGCTCAATATCATTAACAAACTTTAATTCCCATCCTTTACCTTGTATCTTTCCATTCTTTCCTTCACCACGTGTATTTGCCTTAACCCATAAAATACCTGTGTGAGTTACTTTTTCATCATGTGTTTCATTCCATGCTTGAGCATAAGCAGCTAACTGTAAGTCATAGCTAGTATGTAATGAATTAGATGTTTTAAGATCTAATAACCAAATATTTTCAAACATTCTAACAACTAAATCGGCTGTACCAGCATATTTGTGTTCGTCTGAGAATAAGTGGTATTCGGTTGCTATTAATTCTGGTTTGTGTGTATTCCAAAAATCAGCAAAGCGTAAAATCATTCTCCAAACATCTAAGTTATACTTAGCGTTTCCAAATTCATCTATCCAAGTAATTTCTTTACCATTTAAAAAATCATCTACAGCATTGTGTACTTGAGTACCTTCGCCTGCTGCTTTAGCTGCGATAATATCGCTATTATGTCCTACATCTTTTAACCAAGAATGGAAAAATTGATTTTTAGGGAAATAATTTAAAACTGACGTTACTGAAGGATAATAATTGCCTTCTCGTCTGTAGAATCTACTGTCCAAAACATTAACTTGTTTGTCCCCTTCAGCGTATTCAATAATACGTTTGATTTTAGGGTCTTTGATAATGTTTACGTTTTTTTCGATCATATGTTTTGTAATTTTTTCTCAAGCAAACTTTGAAAAGTCAAAGGTTCTGTATGCTCAAGAGTATTTAAAAATGCCTCAAACCCGATTTCGTTTGCATCTTTACCTTCTAATTCTACCATATAAACCTCTTTACCATACGACATTAATTTTTCGGCATGTTTAAGAGCATCTTTTTTAGCATCATTATCTAGTGCAATGTAAATTCTATCAACGCTTGATTTTACTAGTTTTTCCATTAGTTTGTTATGTAACACTTTACCTAATAATGGAATAACGTTTCGTTTAATAGTGATTGCATCAAACATACCTTCACAAAGTATGATTGGTGCATCCCAGTTTATGTATAATTCTAAACCTATAACTTCTTTAGATGCTACAGGTGGGTTTTTGTATTTACGATCTGAATCTTTATAAGCGCGAGCAACAAAATAATTTAATATTCCGTTTGCATCATATGAGGGTATAATTACTCGTCCAACATACGAACCTTCTTTACAGAAACCAATATTGTATTTTAAAATATCATCCATAGTTACGCCTCGTTTCTTTAAAAATCGTAAAGCGTGTTTAGATTCAATTTGAGCTATTCTATCAGTAACGAACGTAGAATGGTCATTAAATGCGATAAATTCAGCGGGTAAAGCGAGTGCCTCAGTAGATACAATGTCTTCCACATTTGTAGGCTGAATGAGCAGACTTAGGTCAGTAAATTTGTCTGGTGTTGCTTTTGCCTGTTTAAATAGGGTACGTATAGTTTTACCCTTAGTATCACATACCCAACAATGCCAAAAATTTTCCTTTTTAGCTGTGGTACGTAATGATACTTCTAGTTTGTTCTTATGATGAGAACAGAATGGACACTTAAAAGCATAGTTACCTTTGCTCGTTGGTGTTCCTTTACCTAAAACAGATTCTACTAATACTAGTAGAGCAGCATTTTCCATAACCGGAAATATAATAATTTACTCTGCCGAAATCAAATCTTTTCTATAAAATTTACCTAGTATATTGTCGTTCATGTATCTGTCGTCTTCTAGAACGTTGTACTGGAATAAACATTTAGTTTCCCAATATGTTAATTCCTTTTTATTTCTACATAACATTAATACGTAACGTTTCAGTTCGTCCTTTGGTAATGATTTTACTTCAGTATTAGAACCATAGTAAGTTTTCCAGTCGCTTTCTTTAATTACTATTTTTTTAGATGGTCTTTTACCTCTAGTAACAGGAATCTCAGCTAACTCTTTCTTACCTAATTTTTTTGTTTGTGTGTGTTGAAATGCTTTTTTACCAATGTATGTACGGCCTGTTTTTAAATGAACAGTCATGTAGACGTATCCATAATACTCAGTAAAATCGAATGTGGAATCGTTAATCATATCCTCTACCTCAGTAGCAGGACCTAAAACTTGAAACATAACTATTATTTTATTTTATTATATTAAACCCATACCTGCCACTATTTCAGCTACTTTATCTCTTTGATAAATATGAACTTCATTATCTGATAGTTCTTTTATTAAAAAGCCTTCTTCATCTTTATAATGACTATAAACGTCTATGTATATAAAATTTTCTTCAGAACATTTCTGAATTAAAAGATTATTTAATTTTAAAGTATATCTAGCTCTATCTTCATCAGCTCCAATAAATGGATAGTTTGGATTATTAATAGATTCATCAAACGTTCCTGAATAAAACTTAACAGGAGGTACTACACTCATTACTGCTATATCTGAATGGACTGTTTTAATATAAGTAATATAGTTATTAACTAATGTTTCTATTACTTCATCTTCATCTCTTCCTTCTTCTGTTATTTGTTTATTAATATGACATCTAACATCAATCTCTCCAAATGCCATTACCCATAATCCTTCATTTGTAACTTCACCTGTGCTAAGAAATAATTCTAAATATTCTCCTAAACCTCTAGTACCAACTCTATACATAGTAGTAGGTCCAATAGGGATAGTAGATATCTTATCTGAGAATCCACTTAGTGTTCCTGCGTGTGAATCTCCTAAACAATAGATTTTGTCGTACATAATTTAAGTGTCATATTTAACTACAAACGTCATGTCTGTATAAGGTGAAATTAATATTGGTTTACCAAATTTAGCAACTGCTAATAATTCGTTATTATCATTATATAAACCTAATGCAGTTGCATATGGTGTAAAATATGATCCTGAAGGTAAATTAGAACCAGTAGCAAAATGTTTTAAAGTATTATCTAAAGAACCTGTTAATGTATATTCATCACTACCTGGTTTTTTAATTATATATTGACTGCCTGATACAAGTAATGTTGGGTTGTAAGACAAGTTATATTCACTTTCTTGAATAACACAGCGCACTTCGTTTTCATAAACGATATGTTCATTTTTAAAAAGTATTGAAAAAGATCCACTGTGTATTGTTGCCATTGTTTAATATTATCTTTGATTACCTAAGTATACATCAACAAAATAACTGTTTCCTAGAGTAGCTGTAGTAAATACACCACCACAAGAAGTTTTATTTTCTGTAGGAGCTAAAGCTGTTTGGTAATAAGGGCTACAAGCATCTGGTATACTATTAATGTAATTGTATATAGTTGATAATTGGTAACTGAATGCTTTAACAGTATGTAATGCTACAACATAGAATTGAGTACCGTTTGGTATGCTGAAAGTGTATGAACTATTACTTGTTAATGGAGATCCAATTTGTGTAATAGTATTTCCGTTAAATAATGTTACACTACCTGCGTTACCTGAATCTATTGTTAAGTTAACTGTAATGTTAACTAATGGAATCGTTGGTGAAGGGGTAATAGAAGGGGTTGGTGTAGGAGTTGTAGTTATCGTAGGAGTGATTGTTGGTGTTCTAGTTGGGTCTGGAGTTCGTGATGGTGGGAGTGGAGATTGTGTTGGTGTTGGTGATGGAGATGCGTTTGGTGTTAGTGATGGTGTTGGTGATGGAGATGGTGGGATTCCCACAATGTTTTTAATTACAGTTCGTGTCGCACAAGCAGGATTTACATTCACTACTGAAATTTGAGTTGTTGCATCAGAAACGTTTGTTTGAAATCCTTGTTGAAGTGATGTTAAACTCAAATTAGAAGCAAGTTCTTGGCCTGTATTATAGTTGTAGACGTTATAAGGTCCTGGTGAAGTAACACTTCCTGTAAGCTGTACGTAAATTATCTGTGCCAAACTATGTTATGTTTTGTATATATAAATATTTAATTCTCACGTCTTTCTTCAGGCTTATACCATATTATTCTATTATGGTTAATTGGTGATGCTAGTAACACAGCAGGGTGCAAATTGCCTTTGCGAGTTTCTTGAAACATGTGACTCATCCACGTTTGTTCGTACGGGTGTGCCCATTTTAAATTGATAAACATTTTTTTATTACCCTCTTTACTAACAATCATAGGCCAGTTTGCATAGTAAATTTCGCCAGAAATATAACTTACCCCATCTAATACGTTAATATTGTTAAATTGAGTGCGTGGAGCATTGTTATCTAATCCATTTACAGGCAATCTATCATAATGAGGCCATATTTCTGTTCTAACACCTTGTGGTACATTATACCAAGATACTTGAATATTATTATCCATGTATACCTCCGTATATGATAATTTAAGATAATCAAAATTTTCTTTAATCATTATCTTGTGAATAGTGTCATACAGATTAGGGATGAATTGTCTAAATCCATTTCTACAAAATTTACCTTCCATAGTAGGGGTGTGTAAACACATATCATCCTCTAAAAATACATAATAATCGCTATCTGACTCGTGAAAATGTTCTGCTGCAAGCTGCCTACCCCCACATATACCTCCGTTTTTACCGGTTATTATGTGCTCAAAACCATATTTATCTGCTATTACCTTATTATCTAATCTTGCTTGTAATTCAGTAGAATTATCAATAAGTATTTTGCGAGTACGATTTAACCATTCAGGATGTTTTTCATAACTATCCAACAATGTTTGTAGTTGTTGTGGAAAATTAAACGTCAACACATATAAAGATGTTTTTACATCTAAATGTGATTTGTTGCTTTGAACAAATTGTATACGGGATTCTGGTATTGGTTCTAAGGCAACTGTATTTTCATCTAGTGCTTGAATAAATTTTATAATTAATCCATTTCCATCTAAAGCATATCGTCTATATTTTTCTGGTTCTAGATAGGACATTATTAGAAATATACTTTCTTCAGTTCCCATTAAACCTTCAGATAAAGATCTATCTAATATTGAATAATACAAACCATTAGCCTCGTGTATTGCTTGCTTAGTTCCTCCAAATAATCCTCCTCTACAAACCCACTTAGCAGTATCTTCACAATATCTGTTTATATCTTCAAATTTAAAACCGTGTATTTCATCTGTTGCTTCATATGGATATGATAAGAACAAAAATGGGTTTAAATAAGATGTTATTTTATCTAAAACTTTATTTTCAGTAAAGAATTTTTCATAAACAGTATTTGTAATACCAGCATCTAACCATATAAAATATTCTGAATCAAATGGGTTCCAAATGGTAACATCATGTAACATGAACATTTTAGATTGCACTATTGGGTTGTACCATTCATTAGATGCTTGAGGACTATCTTTTAACCATCCACCTTCACCTGTTAAATTATACCAATCAGGATTAGTTCTTATTTGTTGTGTTTTATCCCAAAACGGAGAATATAGATTTTTTACATCATCTAATTCATAAGTTTTAACAAAAGTATTTTCTGTTTTTCTTTTATTCCAAACTAAATGCTCATATTCTCTAGGAATATAAATAAATAGATTAGCATCAATATCTAAAAAATTATTAAAATGCTGGATATAATGATCAAAAGAACGGCCTGGTCTATTTATATTCCATAACCCTGTTACTATTGTTAATTTATTGTTCATATTATTTTAAATAACCTTTGTGTACAAATTCCATATAATTTTCATCCATTTGAGCTTGTCTATACAAATTACAACCCTCAGCACCCTCATGAGACGTATGACGTAACACAGGAAACGTTGTAACTCCACCTTTTTCTTGCCACTGCTCAATAGTAAGTAACTGTTCTTCATGCTCATAACATGCTACTAATTTCTTAATACCTTGTTTACCCATATAAGCAGCAACTAAAATATCATCATTCCATGAACTACCTATAAAATCTGTAAAGAAATCATCTTCAAACCATCCACGTCTATAAGATACTGTTTTATAGTGTTGTAAGTGATTTACTTCAACATCCTTAGGAACAGATACTACATAATAATTTCTTACATCTGCAAACACAGATGAATCTTCAGCTCTTACTCCATCATATCCAACTGCTGTTCTTTTGTATTTGCTTTGATTTTTAACCTGTTCAGCTACCATCCCTGGATGGTAAACTAAGTCATCATCACAAACAATAATTATTGCTTCAGGATCATCTACACGTTTTATTGTGTGAGCTAATTTAGTAACAGGACCTAAATCTTCTAAATTATCAAATATTTTAAATTTAGGATTAGTAGTAGCTAATTCTCTCATCCATTCAGGAACTACATAAGTTTCTCCAGTATGTTTTAGTACTGAAGGTACATTAAAATGGATTTCATATTCACCTTCAAAATCTTGGTTGATTAGTGAATCAATATTACTTTTAATCCCTTCAGGATATTCTGCTACTATTCTTGTTGGTAACGTTGTTAGTGTTACAATTACTTTACTCATTTTCTGTATATATTTTATCGTGATTGTGTATTAATTCCCAAATATAATCTTCTGTACGTCCCATATGATGGCCTGCTTTTTGTCTAAATTCATAAAATCCTGAATTTGGATATGGAAGAGGGTAAATTATTGGGAACGTATGCGCCCCGCGTCCATGATCATTTACTGCTCTAAAGTCAGTTTCTTTATCCCAAGCAACACATCTGATATGAATTTCATATTTTTTAAGATAATAACCTACAAGAACATCATCATTATCTGAAGCTGATAGGAAGTCTTTATCTAAAAAATCATCTTTAAAGAATGATCTTTTGTAACCTACTGAATGCCAATGTCCTGGTATAACTAGTTGAGAGTCATTTTTTACAGGGAAATAAAAATGGGTTGACGGTAATGTGTATTTTTTGATTCCATCTTCTTCCCATTCTCTTTTTTCTATAGGAGAATCTCCTCTAAAAGCAATAACACATTTTGGATATTCATTCATCTTTTTCAAATGATATTCTACCATATCTTCATGATATAAATGATCATCATCACACACTATTAGTACATCATTAGGATCATTACATATAAAAAACGAACCTACGATTTTAGTAATAGGACCTAAATCTTCTTCTACTCTATTAAGAATTAATTTAGGATTTTCATTTGCAAATTGTGTTAGCTCATCAGATATAATGTATTCTTCATCATTGTTATTTCTATAACGATAAGGAATATTTAATATAACCTTATAATCAGATGTAGTATTTTGATTTAAAAGCGTATTTAAATTTTTCTTTAATTGTTCCCAATAACCCATTCTTACAGGAACCGTTGTCAGTGATATATAAATCATATTATAGTTGTTTTAAAAAGCTTAAATCACAATCAGGAATATTTGGGTTGTTTGGAAAATCTAATCCCTCTATAGGATAATCCTGTGTATCTGGTTGGTACTCAGATACATATTTTCTATTTACAAATGTAAATTCTGGTACTTTAGGTAGTGTATGACCCTCGTAGGTAAATTCACCACCCCAATTATTTCCATGTACATGTGTTAATATAAAATGCTTATTTAACTTTTCCATCATTTCAACAAATTTAGATTGATTTTGTGGTTGGTCAATCCAATGTACTTCTAATATAATACCTACTGTGAATGATGCCAAATCATCTATATCTTCATTTATAACATAGTCATATTCAGCTCCTTCAGTATCTATCTTTAAAAATACATCTCCTTCAAGTTTTAACTGATTGTAATGTTCTCTAGGTGTCTTTAAACTTAGAGCGTCCATTAGTTGTTTAGATAGTTCATAACTATCATTTAACACTTTCTTTAAACTCTTTACAGTTTTAGTATCCTGATTGGTACTAAACATTTCTATAGCATTAATAATTTGATCTTTTTTGCTATTTAAGTTTTGGAATAATTTATTTGCTTCTTCTTTATAGTAATTACTATTACCTAGTCCTTCTGGATAGTAATACTGTTCACCAATACTCCATTTTTCTTGGTTCATAGTATGATCAAATATATAATTTGGTTTATCATACTTTGCAATAAAAGCATCTTCATAACTTTTATCACCACCATATCCATAGGTAAGAAGTGATGTACATTTTTCAAGTATTAATTCAGGTACTACATAACCACCATCGCTTTGGCTACCTAGTCTAATTTTGGGAGAGTTTATGTTATAAACTTTAAAATATTTTAGCATAGTTTTTTATTTAATAAGGAAATATTTGAGCACGGTTTTCATAAAATTTTTTTAATTCATCATAGTTTTTATCTATAAAATCTTGTTTACCTATTTGAGATGGAAAGACGGTGTTTAAAGCCCAATTCCAAAATCTATCTTCAGGATAACAATCAACTCTAAAAGAACCTTCAGATAAAGAATTATCTAAACCTAATTCAGAAGACCAAGACATAGGTTCAGCTCCTAATAAATTAAATAATATTGATAGAATATGTTCTGAATGGAGTCTCCACATTGTGTGTCCCTTTAGTATAAAAAATTGATCATCAGTTAGTACATCATATATAATGTTATCTAATAAGGTAGAAAACGTTTTTATAGATTCTTTATTAGGAAATTTTAAACTTCTAAAATTACCATCAGTTCTTATAAATTGATCTTTAATTTCACTATCAGTAATTTTATATTTGTTATTAATAGTAGTAGCAAATTCCTTTAAAAAAGATAGTGTATTTTCATCATCATAATACCCCGCAGGTATTACTATTATTTTATTTTGTAAGGATTCATCTGGAAATGGTGTTGTGAAGTAGTGGTTAAGTTTTTGAAAGACTTCATCGGTTGCTATAGGAATTATATCACAGTCCATAAAAATAAACCCATCATACTCAGATACTCGTTCCCAATTAAATACAAATCTTCTTAATAGTGTTGGTATTTGTGTATTATTTAATAAAAATTCTTCAGCATACTTAGCTTCATCAAATTTTTCTTTAGGTAGTGGTTCTAAATCAAATGACCAAGGATAACTTTTTCTCATTTCATCTATATCCTTAATTATTACATTAGATTTATGAGATATTGAATCAAAATATTCAACAGAATCGGTTAATAAAAATATATCAAAATAATCATATGATTTATAAGTTGTAATATTTTTTAATAACCTTTCTTTATATGTTGGACCCAATGCAAATTGAGTGATTAATATTTTATTATTCATTATTATTGATCTATTTTATATTCTAGACGTTCACACCACCCTTTAGCATCACTGTAAGCCCAATACACAACTCTAGCTGGTTTTTTGTCTGTTAGGAAAAATTCTTCATAATGAATATTTCTACCATTATTAAAATTAGTAATCTCTTGTTGATCAATATATTTGGTATGAATTGCTTTACCATCCTCATCATCAAATGCTACTAAAACAAATTTATAATCAGTATCAGGGAAGAAATTTTTATCTACTGTTACCAAATAATAAAATGATCCCATAAACGATTGTTCCCACAATTCATCATTTTGAATTAATGGGTTAGGAGGGAAATGATTCTCTAAAGTATATTTCTGTACTGCCTTTTTCTTAAAATTAAAACCAGCATATTTTTCAAAATCACGTAATGTTCGTACAGTACCTAAATCATATCCTGTTAAATCAACACTTGAATCTTCTTCAGTACGCAATAAACATCTAATTTTCTTTCGTGCTGTATCTTGTTTATGCCACCACTCAACACCTAATTTAGAATCATCATCCCATTTTAATATACCTGATCTTTCCTCTCTCATTGTAGAATGCCAAATTACTAATTTATGAGGATGAAACATATCGTATCCGTGAGTGTATGAACGAACAGTTAAATTTAATTCTTCACCACTGAAATAAATATCAGGATCGTGTCTTATTTCTTTTGCCCATTTACTTCTAGCAAAACAGAAATGTCCTGATAAAAAACGTGACATTGGTGGTTCTTCCATATGTTGCCATCCTTCTAATAATCCGGGGCGTATAAAAATAGTACCATGCGGATAAAAACAAGCAAACTGTTGTTGCCAAGGTTCCATTGAACGTCCTTCAGGGTCATTTAATGGGGTGTAAAGTGGCAGATAAGCAGCCAATATAGGTTTATATCCTTTTTCTTCTAATTTACTATGCATATCAATCAAAGTAACATCCCAATCTTTAGCAAAACGGTGATGTGAATCTAATTGCAATATATAGTCTTGATTAGTTAATAAGTTTTCATTTATTTGAGCACGAGCCCAAGGTAAACCTTGAGATTCAGTATATAATACATCTATAATATGAAAACGTTTATCCTTTCTAAATTCATCCAAATTATCAAATGTATCATCAGGATGATATTGTCTACAAATACCAAAATGAACACGCTTAGGATATTTTGCCTTTGCTAATGCATCTTTAATAGTAGGAACCAATTCAGGATCTCTATATGCTGGTAAGTGTATTAGTATTGTTTTTGTTTTACTCATATTTTATAGTTTGTTCTATTACATCCATCCATCCTTTTGATTCACTATGTGGCCATACTCTCCAACTGCTTGGTAAAGTTGTGTTTTCAAATTCTCTCCATATATGGATAAATTGATCGTTTGGATCAACATTCATCAAATATTTTATTTCACTACCATCAGCATCTTGTCTATATAAATCATTTCCATTTTTATCTAATAAAGCTACAGCAAACATACTATAATCACTTTCAGTTATAGATCCTTTATAAACGTCTATACACACTTTTATTTTATTACGTAATCCCGATTCGTAATCTCCTTTTGTTGGTGGGGGGTTATTGGTTAAAGTATATTCGTGAATTTGTCTTGTCTTAAATTTTAAGCCAACATAACGTTCATAGTCACTTAATGATCTTTTATTTCCAAAACCATATTTACCAAATTCTTTTTGAACACAAGAAATACAATCTTCATCCATTCCAAACAATGATCTAAATCTAGCGTATGAATTTTTATCACGTTGAGGCCAAATAGAATCATCATCCCATTGTTTTGTTTTACCGTCTCTAAAATATTCATGCCAAGCATAAATTTTATGAGGGCTAAACAAATCGTACCCATGAGTATAAGCACGAGCAGCTAATGAAGTTTCCTCACCATGAAAATAAAAATTAGGATCGTATGGAACTTCAGCTGCAAATTTACCTAATGTAAAAATAAAATGTGCTGATAAAAAACGAGCAGGTACTGGTTCAGTCATATCTTTCCATCCATCCAATCCTTGTGGATTTAGAAACACAGCACCTTCAGGTAAAAATCTTTGAATGTTTAACATCCACACTTCATCAATTCTTCCATTTGGATCTTTGTCTGGGAAATATGAAGGTATATAGGCTGATAATAATGGTTTAAGGTAACCTTTACATTGTAAGTAGTGTACCATATCAATTAATTCTGTATCCCAATTTTTAATAAATCGGTGATGTGAATCTAATTGAAAATAATAATCTTCGCCTTGATATTGTTCTTGAATTTTAGCTCTAGCCCAACACACACCTTCAGATTCCTCATATGGAATATCAATAATTCTAAATCGTGGGTCTTTTTTATATTTTTTGAGAGTATCCCATTTATCTTGCTTAGAATGCTGCCATGCAATGCATATCACTAAATCGTCAGGATTAGCAGCATTTTCTATTAAGTTTGCTAAGGTTGGCAATAATTCGGGATCTCTATAGGCAGCTATAGAAACAAAAATTTTAGACATAACATTAATATAACTAATTTATTTTAGATATCCAAATTATCCTTCTTGAACAGTTACTACTACAGTACTATTCTTGTTTATACTCATAGTGTAAGATTTTTGTACTTGATCACTAGCAGCAAAGTTTTGTACATCCATTTGATTAGCATCTAAATACCATATTACATAACCTACATCAGCAGCTATACCATCAGGTGCTACTCTATCTACATAGAATGTTACATTAATATTTGATCCATCAGATGGTAAGTTAGGAACATTGAACGTAGATGAATTGAAAGTTCCGTATACAGTTGCTTGGTTAGCTCCTGTAGATCCTTCACTTGAATAGAATTTATAAGCAATGGTAGAAGCAAATACATTTACTGAGCCGGTAGCCTGTATTGTTACATTTGGTATTGTTGCTGATGGTGTAACTGATGGTGTTCTAGTTGGATCTGGTGTTCTAGATACAGATGGTGTTCTAGTTGGATCTGGTGTTCTAGATACAGACGGTGTAGGTGTTAATGATGGTGTACTTGTTGGATCTGGTGTTCTAGTAATACTAGGTGTAGATGTTACCGATGGTGTTCTAGTTGGATCTGGTGTAACTGATGGTGTTCTAGTAATAGAAGGAGTAGCAGTTACTGATGGTGTTCTAGTTGGGTCTGGTGTTAATGATGGTGTTGCTGTAACTGATGGTGTTCTAGTAATAGAAGGTGTTAATGACGGAGTTGCCGTGATTGATGGAGTTCTAGTAATACTAGGAGTTAATGAAGGTGTAGCCGTTAATGACGGTGTTGCCGTTAATGATGGTGTTCTAGTGATGCTAGGAGTAGACGTTATAGATGGTGTTAATGATGGAGTAGCAGTTATAGATGGTGTTAATGATGGTGTTGCTGAAATTGATGGTGTTAACGATGGAGTTGCAGTTATAGATGGTGTTCTAGTAACACTAGGTGTTAATGATGGAGTAGCCGTTAACGATGGAGTAGCCGTTATAGATGGAGTTCTAGTGATGCTAGGTGTTGCTGTTACACTTGGTGTTGCGGTAACACTAGGTGTTAATGATGGTGTTCTAGTTACTGATGGTGTTCTAGTTACTGATGGAGTAGGTGAAGGTGGGATTAATCTTACTGCAATATCAAATTCACAATCAGGAGCACCTACATTGAATCTAATTAAAGCCTTATTACTAGTAAGAACAGTTCCACTAAACTGAGCATCTACTGTATAAAAAGCATCATATGTTCCTGGTTGGAAGAATGGGTAAGGACTAGAACTAGAAACCATACTAGCTATAGTATTAAAACTACCTGTAAGTTTAATAACACTGCCTGATAATGAACCAGATAATGCTATAGAACTTGTTATTAAAGAACCAAATCGAGCTAAATCATTAGTTAATATACTTCCAGTTTTATCATAATCACTTGCCTTAACATTAATAATATCAGCTACAGCAAGTGGAGGAAGAGGAAACATATTTTGATAGTCCTGGTTAGTAATTACTGCTATACCTTGTGGGTAGAATATATTACCAATATGAGTATTACCACCATTATAAAGATTACCATTACCATCATCTGTTACATAATATGCTGAAGATGATAATACAAAATTGTAAGGTAAAACTTTATTACCATATACTTCTTGATTAATTGTTAATACACGAATACCTTCATTAGCTCCTGTAGGAAAATATTTTTTACAGTTAGGGTTTTCATCATAAATAAAATATGATGAAGTTGCTAATTGTCTAGATGCTGATTCGTAAAATATAGAATTAGCAAGAGATGATGTATCTAAAAGAGAACCACTAAATTCATGATAGAATAAGTGATTAATTGAGTGATAAACTAAACTTTCATATTGACCCTCTGTTACAGGATCCATAATAGAATCAAAGCTACTAGTTAAATTAGTACCTTTGTATATTGTTACATAACTATCGTTTTCAGGATATCCTAACGTATAGGATAAATTCCATTGCTTATTGGCAGCATATGATACCTGCGTAACATCCGATTTGTTTAGTTGTTTGAATGATGACATACATGATTAGTAATCTAACTTCACTCTGATTAATGCTTCTTTAGTAAAATCTTTTACTAATGGTTTTGATAATTTAGCTACCGCTAATAATTCGTTATTATCATTATACATACCTACTGTTGTAACGTATGTTTGAGGATTATTAACTAATGTTGTATACAATAAATTACCATTAGAATCTATAATAGATGGGTTAGTAGTATAATTGTACTCACCATTTTTTACTCTTGTAAAGAAATAGCGTGCTGAAATTGTTTCAGATGATTTTAATTGAAAGTTACCACTACCAGTCATTGCAGAGAATAATCTCAAATGATTAAAAGATGTTGTAGAACCTGTGCTATAAGAAAATGCAGGTGAATCACTACCAGTTAATGCATTAGCATTTAATACTACAATATTAAGATCTGGGAAGAATAAACCATAATATGTTGTAGGAACTCCTGAAGTATAGTAAGCTCCATTACTTCCACTAATAATATTATAATATCTATTTTCACCAATGAAACGAGTTAAATTTGTAGTACCACTATCATCTGTAAAAAACTCAGATCCACTAACACCAGTTAATGTTAAGTTTAAAGAACCAGGTAATAAAGATTCTTTGTAACGAGCTCTAGATATATTAATTACATAAATAGCATTTGATGTAGTTGAACCACCGTCAAAACTAAAGTTTGTTGTTTCAGTACCATAAACTAAGTTTCTGTATTGTCCATAAACTACACGTGATGGAGAATATCCAGGAACAGCACTATTAATAGGAGCTGATCCAGATCCACTTACGTGACCAAACTGAATGCTAAATTGTACTGATGCAGAAGTAGATAGGGAAAGATTTGAATTGTAAACATCTAAATAATATTCACTATATCCGCTTTGGGTAAAAAATGAAGATAATGTGTAAGCATCTCCACTCCACAACCCGCGTACTACGGTTTCTGAACTAACTACTGAATCTTCTGTATTATATCTTGTAAATGACATTGTTTATATTATTTTAAACTGTGGCTACTTTTTGGATGTTTAAAGGAATAGTAATTCTAGCACCACTATCTCTACCAATAACGGTAAGTGTAGTTGTTAATGTAGACAAACTTGTTCCAAATAAAGTATTAATTGTAGTACCTGTTATTGTAAATGAAGTACCAATTTGGCTTGATGATAATACAGCACCTGAAGTTGTGTTTAAACCTGTAATTCCTGGTGTTGTTACTGTGATACCTGTTCCTGCGAATGAAGATAATAATCTTGAATCAGAAACAGTTACAATATATCCGTTTGTTTCAAATGTACTTGTAGCACCTAAGTAATTAAGCGTTTGTGGAGTAATTGTTAATGAAGCTCCTTGACGCAATGATATACTAGTATATCCAATGTTAACAACAGGTAAACGTGATGTACCACGAGGTAGTGTTACTAACTTATAACGCATAATTTGCGTGTCTTCAGGAAATGCTTCAATTACAGGCATATTTTCAATTGCTTCACCATAGTAAGCAGATCCTGATGGGTGATTTGGATTATACAAAGTATAATCAATTTCATCATCAGCTAATGAAAACTGTGTGATTTGAAATGAACCATCATTACGAGCCAATAATTCGCGGCCCTTAGTGGTTAGTATTGCGTCTACAGTTACTGTTGTAGGATTTAAAATTGCCATAATTCTTTATGTTGTATATACTATAAATATATTAAATTGTTAATTTTTAAACGGTGTTTATTGTTATTCCTGATTGGTTTGATAATATTTTTGATTTAACCTGTCTAGTTATTGTATCAATGTTTTTTAACACATCTGGTGATAGGTTATCAGGTATTACAAACCCATATGACGTAGTACCATCTTCTTTATCAAAAGATAAGTTAATATTTGTTTCATCTGGTAGCTTAGATAATAGTAATAAGGTACTTACTGTTGTGTTTGTGTAAGATCCTGTTAGGGCTAAATTACTAACTAAATTTGGTGTTACTCTTAAATTTAATCTACTTGAAGTATCAAATGATATATTATTAACATTTAACTCTTGATATTGAGTATTATTATTATAATAAACTAGAAGTGTATCTCCAACCTTAGGTGAAAAAGTATAATCAGTATTACCATAACGTCCGTGTAAACCTACAGAACTTGTAGCAGGTAAATATAAGTAATCAGTGAATCCAGATAAACTTTGGTTAAGTACTAAAGTATCAACACCATTAGTTGTTTGAATAAATTGAGCTGCAGAACTAGTAGCAAAAGGATTAATTCCAGAAGATGCTAAAGAGTTTCTTAAACCATCAAATACAGTTCCTTCACCTGTACGTGTTAAAGAAGCTGTAAAATTATTACTTGATAAAGCAAATTGTCTTAATTGAAAATATATTTGATCACCTGGATTAAAGTCTCTAAATGAACTTGTAGTATTAAATACAAGAGTAGTACCTAAAACTCCTGGTGTTGAGTTAAAAGTTAGAGTTTGTGATGCTAAATTTACATTATTGAAAGTTGAACCTGATACTACTATATCAAACTTATAAGTTACACTTTGAGATGTTGTTGGAAACTGAACGCTAATTCCAAAATTAGCTGAAAAGGCCATATTGGCATTTTGAGGTACACTATAAGTAGGGAAATTATTCACAAAATTAGTAGATCCTGTAAATCTAAAGTTAGAATAGAAATTATTACCTCTTGTAAAGTTTTCATCAATTACATCAAAAACAGGATATATACTACTTGTTCCATTAGTTATATTAGAACCTGTATATCTTAAAGGAACACTACCACTTATAAAGAATCCACTATTATTAAGATGCATCAAAATAGAATTACCTTTACCAACATATTGGAAATATAATTTTTGATCAGATCCACTATAATATAACATTGGATGGTATGAATAACCACTATCAAAAATAGTTTTAGGACCATCTGTTGTTTTTTGGTCACTATATTGTTGGTTATCAAATTGAGCTACAATAGCGTTTTTCCCAAGTTTAAAAGTATTTTGAATTTCAATCCAATGGTTATCAGATGTATTTTCTGGTGATTGATTTAATTCTGTTAAGCTACCACTTTCATCAACTAGATATTTTAAAGCAGTTGTATTACGAAGAGGTAAAAAAGAACTACTTACTATTTGTGTAAATAATCCAAATTTTTTCACGTAATGATCAATAGCAGCTGTTTTACCAAATGACTTATCTCCATCATATGTTGCTGATGCTGAAGTGTATGTGTTATAATTTAAACTAGAAACTTTAACTCCATCATAACGTGGTAAGTTGTATGAATCTAAAGATAAATAAGAATCTTGTAATGATGCTGTTGATAAAATATTTATAGATCCTAAACCAACATATCCATTACTGCCTGAAACTTCTAATATTCTTCTTGATTTTGAAGAAATACTATCAGGTACATTATTTAATAATACATTAAAATCAGAATGGATAAAGGTATTATTATTTATACTTTGACTAATACTGTTAGCTGCATTCCATGAAGAGGTATCATATAAATAAGGATTATAGTTACTCGCTACAAAATAATTATTATATATATCAACTATACTACCGCTAATTTCACCTGTATAGTAATCAAACTTATCACCAGCTAAATTATTGTAATATAGATCGTAAATAGGTTCTATTATTGGGCCTGTAATTTCTCCATCTTTTACAATTTCATTACTTGTGTTATTTGGACGAGCATAAGACCATTTATTCCTTTCTAAAACAGGAGAATTAATAGTGATACCTGTAGAAAGACTAGTTCTTGCAGGAACATAATCTTCTAACATCTTAAACATTGAATTATCGAAAAACTGAACTAAACGGATAAATCCATTATAGTCCATTAAGGATCCTGTAAATCCAGGATATGATCCAGTTCCTCCAAAGTATATATTTCTTTGAATAATTAAATCATTATATGAACCACTATAAATTTGTCTAGGATCACCTATAAAATTATCTAAAATCCAGTTTGGATTATTAGATGAAATTGATTTAGAAATATAGGTGTCAATTTGACTTTGTGGAGAAAAAGAAATATCAACATAATGTTCATCTGCTGTTCTAAAATTAGAAGAGGCTGTTGTGTATTGAAGTACACTAGTATATGGTGATAAAACACTACCAGAAGTACCATTTACACTTGCAGTAATATTATTAATAATTCTAACTTTATCATTATTATAACCTGCTAACAATCCTGTTTTTGTAGAACCTCCAAACTCTTTTACATTTAAAATACTGCTTGTAACAGCACTACCTGTAGGAGTATAAAAAGTTGAACCTGAAATTGTGTAATAGTCTTGGTTTAATATACCAAATGTAGAAAGTAATGTTCTTAAACCAGCAACAGTACCTTTACGTTGTAATAATAAAGGTAAGTTATGGTAAATACGTTTATAAGATTCTGCTAAAATATCTTTTTTAGGAATGTTATTAATATAACTTCCAGTAGCAGAAAAATCATTTAATGAACCACTATAACTAGCACTTCCTGTATTAGCACCTATTAAATAATTAGCAATATTTTGATTACCAAAACTGTTAAATATACTTATCCCTAAAGATTGTAACATATTGTATACAACATCCTTAGAAATACCTATTTCTAGATTATTATTAGATAAAGTTATACTTGGTATTGATTGAATATAAATCCAAATATTATCAAAAAACTGACCCATCATGTTCAAGAAGGTCACATAATTGTCGTTTGCTGGATCATCTACTACATAGCCTGGTACTGAGTATTTAAAGTAGTTAACATTAGTTAAATCATAATCTTCAGCATGTGATGTGGAAGAAGAGTACCAAGTAGAAACCACTGATGATGTAGTTGGTTGGAGTTGATATGGTTTAGAGTTATTTGCTTTTGGATAAGGAGTAATACCAAATCTATCACTTGAAACTAAACTACCTGATTCAAAATATAAAAAATTCTCAAATCCATCAAAATTTGAAATAATATTATTAATACTAGAAGATAATGTGTTTATTTCTGTTTGAAGACTACTTGAAAAACTACCTGAAATACTTCCACTAATTGAAGTATAAGTTGGATAAAGTGCTATTAAGTTATTATAGTTTTCGATCTGTTGTACCTTGGTAAAAAAGTTATTTACACGAGATAAAGCCGATCCAAAAGTTACAAAACTTGGAAATCCACTTTCAGTTCCTGTATTTCCACCATAATTAATATTAATATCAATACTTTGAGAAGCATTTAATTTGAATAATCCTTCTTCATCATTAGAAAAATTATTTAAATAAGGAGAATCAGTTGAGTTAAGTCCAAATCTTGATAAATTACTAAAATTAGGACCTCTTAAAATGCTACCCGTTGGGGCGGATAGTAAAGCATCTAAATTAATATCAAAAACATATGGTGTAGAAATTTCTTCTACAACCCATAAAGATGATTTATCAGAAATACTATCATCTAATTCATTATATAATTTAAACAATATTTCATAACCCGTATCAGCTCTATTTAAAACAACATTAGTAACAAGTTCTTGTATATTGTTTCCAAAATTTAAAAGAAATGGGTCAAAAAGTGAAGATGAGTCGTATGAATTAATTAAAGCAAGAGAACCTGTTTCAATTTGATTATCTGTTAGTACTACAGATCCAACTCTAATTTCAGTTCTATCAGGAGATATTTCTTTAATAAATAATTCTGCTGATGGGTAACTTGAAATTTTATTTTTAAATATGTTATATTGAACCTTAAACTCACCCGATGTATATCCTAAATTTAATAAATCCTGTACTGGATCTATTTCAATTACAGGGTAGGTAGAAGATGTAGTATTTGTATTAGAAGTAGTTCCTACTTCAGCTCCAGTTGCTGTAGTGTTAGTAGTATTAGTTTCAGGGGTAACTCCTGGATTTAATGATAAATCTGAGGGTAATTTGTAACTACGGTAGTTATAATTATTATCTAATGGATTATCAGTAACATCATATACATGATATTCTATATAATCTTTGAAAGGGTCAAAGTTTTTTGTAATATTTAAAGAAGTAATTAACCTTAAGTCATCAGTTGTATAACGTGATACTTGAGTTGTACTTAAAATACTTCCTACTATTTTGATGTTTTCTGCCATTTATACTTACTGTAGTAAAGATTGTTCTCTAATTGTTGTTACTGTTGTTTGTATATCCAATAATTGTTGTCTTAATGAAGTAATTTCATCTAACAATGCTTGAACATCCGTATCATCTATTCTTACATTTAATGTTCCTGCTATTCTTTCTAATAATTGTCTTAATACATCTTCTGGGATTACACCATATAATGAATCGAATAGAGCTAAAAAATCTTCTAATGTGAAAGTAGGAGCAGCATCTAATTGTGCAGCGGCATCTGTACTTGCAGGTGGAAGTTGATTAAATTGTCTATTAACTACTTTATCAAAAGCATCTTTATCAAAGACTGTTTTTTCTAATGGTATACGAGACATTATCTTATAACTTTAAAATAGTAATTATTATCAGATACAATTGTTTCTCCTGTTGAAAGTACAGTTTTAAATAATAATTTATAATAACGTTCAGGTTCTAAACCATTCATGTAAACATCAAAATAATTACCTGTTGAATCACAACTAATCTTAGTGTAATTCATGTCGTAATCTACGACAATTTCTTCGGTATCCAAGTCCTTTATTGACCAATATGAAGAAGATGGTAAAGCTTTATTTACAAGATAATTTGAAGTTGTTCTAAATTCTCTAGTAGGATATGTATCTCTTGCATTTACTCTAAAACGTTGAACTGAATCTTGTTGAAATTCACCTTTATTATTACCTAATGTAGTTACAAATAAACTAGAGCTAACTACAGATAAAGATCCTGTGTTATATAATGAATCATCCCATCTAATTTCTAAACATGGAGGATATATTGTATGAGTATTGTTAGAAAAATATTTTGTTTCAAATGAAGATGCTGATGGGTTAAATTCTATAGATGATGAATGCTTTAATAAAAAACCGCTATTTGCTATAGAACCACTATACCAAGCTTTCACCGTATTTGTTACTAATAATTCAATATCTTTAGAAGTATTATTGCTAAAAGATTGAGTTGATCTATATAAAGAACCGGTGTACCATAACCCACCACCTAATGTTCCTCCTACTTTATAAGAACCTGTTGTACCTGTTGGGAAATTACCATTAACCCACCATGGAGTAGTGCCATCAACTGAATCTCTATATTGCCAGCTAGCTCCATCTGTTGTAGCAGGTGAATTACCTAATTTACCACTACCTACATTCCAGCTTCCTGAAAGTGGGTGACATATTAAATTATAGTCTAATGGTAAAGATGAAGCATCTGCTAAGTATAATTTTAAATAAGTATCAAAGGTTTTACCTGATACCTTATTTTGTATTATATCTACTATTTGAGATGTAGGAAATTGTATAGCACCACGTGATACTTCATTAGTACCATCAACGGTATAAAATGTACTAAGCTCTATTATTTCATCTAAACCCGTATTAGTTGTTGGGTAAAATGAATACAGAGTAGCACTTTTTTCAGGAAATATTTTATATATAGCCATAATTAGTAATTACTACATATAAATATGTTAACTACCAAACTATTTTATGCCAACAGATGGTAATATTCTTTAAAGTGTTTAATACGATCTGGTAATCCTATCGTACCTCCATTAACACGTTTAGTAATTGACGTAACAACTGCATCAGTTGCACCGCCATCTGCCATCTTGTGTAAGTTGTTCTTAGTAAAGAACCAAGCTGCTGATAATAATGCATATTGTGATGCTACTAAATCAGGATTGATTGTCATATCAACACCAATTGATTTACCAAATGCTGTATAGTTATCTTTACCAGTTAATTGGATATAACCACGTCCTCTAAATTTGTAACCATCACCACTTGCTTCAGAACCATTACCCATTCTATTAGAGTAAACTTTATTAGCGATTTTTTGTGGATTTCTATTATAAGGAGCAGCTGCTGCTTCTGTTGGAAAATATTTTTTAAATATACCATTTAAACCTTTTGCAGAGTAATTTAGGTTTTCTTGTGTTAAACGGAAACCACCTGATTCATGACCACATTGAGCTAAAAAGTGTGCTAAACGTAAAGGAGTATTAATACCAAACTTAGCTGCAGTATCAGGAATCATTGCTATTACAGCGTCAGGAATATGTCCTTTTAATTTATCTAATTTTAAACCACCTGTATTAGCTACAGGAGCAGGAGTTGGAGCAACAACAGGAGTTGGTGCCGATTCAGTATTCATTATTTTATTCCAAGTAGTATCACCTACAATTCCATCGGCTGTAAGACCGTTTTTTGCTTGCCATTCTTTTACTGCCGTTTCTGTTTTAGGACCAAAGTTTCCAATTGCTTCAATACCTAACTTCGCTTGTAATAACTTTACATTTTCGTTATTATCACCTTTTTTTAACAACATATCTTTTAATTTTTAATTTTTTAATAAGTTACAACTCTACCTTGAATATCTGTATCTGGGTATCTAACTTCAAATATTGAAGGATCTGCTGATGGGTAAATATTTCCATTTCTGGTAGCACCTGCTATATCATATCCTAAAGTAGAATAAGTAACTCCTGTAGTGTCTTGTTTATTTACTATTTCTAACTTAACAACAGATTGTACTCCTTTTGTTTGTAAAAGAAGAACCATTACTTCTGAAAGGATTATTGGGCGATTAATTTGCCAATTATTTATATTAAAATAATTTTTTAAATTGTTAATACAATCTTGTAACACAGTTTGGTTATTAAAACCACCTACAATAGAAATATCAAAATTAACCCCTATATTAATATAGAAAGCATCCTTTATATTAATGGCATCTGTTACCATTCTATATTCATTCAAATATGTAGATAAATTTTCTTTTAGGGTTGTTGTAGCTTGGGTTAATTGTTTATTTGAATTAAAAGCTAAAACATACATGTCTAACGACAATGGGTTAGAAGTAGATGTTGGTGCTACTGTTGATTGTGGGTTGGAATTTAAATCTTGTGTAACATATACTTTAGATATACTACCATAATCTGATGGAAGTGATAGTGCTCTAACAATGTAATCATTTTTAGTTACAGCACGTAATTGAGATGAGTGAGCATACAAAGCATTATTTCTAATTTCTTCTATTTCATCAGCACTTTTACCCCCAGATGAAGGATTAGGATTAGTTGATACTACACTATTCTTAATAACATCATCTACAATACCCGATTTAAAATAAACTTGAGAAATATCTATATTTGTTAAATCATTTGCTACTACATTTGACTGAACACCCCCTCCAGTTAAATATCTTACTGTTAAAGTAGTATTTGATGGAGCTAAACCATATTCTTGAGTATAAAATATTGAAGTTTGATTATAATTATCTAGTAAATCTGAAATACCTGGTACTAAGCCTAATTGGATGTTATCTGGAGTTGGGATTATATTACCATCGGATTTATTGGATACACCTGCTCCAAATTCTAATTGCAAAGTATCATCTGATAGAAGTCTTGATACAAATCTACGAGGAACTCTTCTTAATGTTAATAAATAAGGAACTTGATCTGAATTATAAGTTGGATTAGCTAATTTATCGTATATAGTGGATTGGGCTAAATAAGGTACTTCATACCATATATTTCCATCACTATCTGTTATATCTAAAATCTGTAATATATTAGTATCAACTATATTTACTGTAGAAAATTTATTTGGGTTTCCAAAATCAAAAGTTGTTACTTTTATTTCTGCTGATATAACAGGAATTGATTTTTTAACTAAAAAAGTATTGCTGTCATAGAAAGTAATAGTAGCATCACTAATATCAGTAAAATCTAATTGTTTTGTTGTTAAAAATTTTATACCGGTTGATGCAGAAGTGATTGAAGTGTTCGAGGGAATAATTAATCCAAATTGTGTATCAGGTACTGCAGCTCCATTTACAATAGTAGAAGGCATTAATTGAAATACATCTAATACTGTTGAAGAAGCATATGATGCTTTAGGACGATATCCTAAAACATATGACATAGCATATAAATTTTCTTTTTCTTTAGCGTATAATAAGTAGTTTTCTTGTACTTGGTTATCAAGATAAAATGACATCACATCACCAACATATGAAGCCATCTCAATAAACATAGCTCCTGGATTTGCATCTGAGAAGTCATTGTATGCTGTTGGAAAATAGGTTTTAGCGTAATTGATTAAATTAGCTTTAAAATCACTAAAATCTTTATTTAAATATGATATATTTTTATCTGCCATTATTATGTAAATTGTACTGTTACTTGATCAGGGGTATTAGAAATTCTTAAACGATAGTTTATAGTTACATTTAAAGTATTATCATCAATATTAGATTCAACATCAACATTTTCTAACTCTACTTCAGGAATAAAAATATTAATAGCGTCTATTATTTTTACTCTTAGTAAATCTATACTAGTTGTAGTTATATTGTCAAATAATGATCTTCTTAAATCAGCGCCAAACTCAGGATTCATTATTCTTTCACCCTTATCTGTTAGTAATAAATTAATCAAATTAGATTTAATTTGTTCTTTAGTACTATAGGTTTTATTAAATACACCAGGTGCATTAAAAGGTAAAGATACCCCAATAACAATATTCTTTTGTAAATCCAGTGGATTTACTCGTATCGTTTGAGGTATGGGCATATTATCCTAAATTTTTAAGACCCGCTTTTTCTTGCGGTGTCATATTATTTGCAGAATCAACTAAAAAAGCTAAATATGGATTGACAGGTTCACCTGTAGTATCATCCACTCCATCCTTTATTACTTCTAAAGGTACACTTGATTGATATTGAGATTGTGCGGGAGTAGACATACCAAACATAGATCCCATTTTTTCTGCTAATTGATTGCGCACTGCTGGGTTAGCAGGTTGTATATCATTGCTAGTAAAAGACATGGTACGGTTTTCACGTAATGCTTTTTTATCTTGTTTAGCCATGTGCTCTTCAAGAATGTATGGTAATTCTTCATGAATAGCATCAATTACTGCTTCTTTGATTAATTTTTTAAATACTTTGATGTTCATAATTATAAATATTTTATCCTTGTAAATTTTGTTGATCAATAATTAATTTTAACTGAGATACTAATTGTTGGGGATTTAGAGTGAATGAATAGTCACTTTTTACCTGTTCAACTCCTTTAGTATTAATAGCCACGGCATAATGGCGTTTATTTCCTTTTACTACAAATTTTGGATCATTTTCCTGTTTAAGAACAAATTGGAATCCTTTGTAACTGCCTAGATTATTTAAACCATTATTATTTGGTATAATCTGATTTGAAAGATTTGTTAATGATGATATTGAAGAATTTGCCAATATATCTTTTAACGAATCAGTACTAGCTGATGGATTTTGTTGTGCTAGTAAATTAAGTAATGAAGAAGAATTACGTAATCTATTTGCATAGTCGTCATCTGATTCTCCAGCTTTTCTATTGATATCTGAAGTTGGATCTTCACTAGATGCTACTATTTGGCCTATGTAATCAAATAATTCATTATCATCTAATAAATCTAATGTTTTATCTTCTATTCTTTGATTAATTTCTCTTAATTGTCTTTTTAAATCTTCTAAAATAAAGATAGCTGATGTTAACATAGGTATTAGTATTGATAATGTTACTCCAATACCATCGCGAATTTGTTTAGCATTAGCCCACAATATGGTTAACTTTTTAGCTATAGGTGCTGGAAAGCCTGGTATTGCATTTAACAAAGCTACTAGTATACCAAATATAGTTAATATTACATTCAATGTTTGTAATACTTTTAGTACAGCTCTTATTCTATTTTCTTGTTGGTTGATAGTACTAATAGCCCCATTACGAGCTATTCTAGCCTGATTTAGTTGAGGTAATGTAACGGCATTATCAATAATTTCATTTGTTTTATCTACTAAATCCTGTAATTCAGCACTATTAGCTATAACCTTAATTAATTCACCAGTTAAAAAAGCTGCAGTTATTTGTACTAGTGTTTTAAATATATTGTTTTTTAGCTGTTGAACTTTTTCAGATTTATAAAGAGCTTTTAAAGTTTCTCTATTTAACTTTTTACCAGCAACTTTAGTTTTAAATTCTAAATAATCTTGTTTTATTTTATTATAGGGACCTAAAATTATTTTTTGTAATCTATCTTCTAATCCTTTTAAATTTCTATCAATTATCTTTTTTTCTTCTTCATATGAAAAATTTTCTAAGGCAACAGCAGCTTGATATTCTTCATCTGATAGAGTAGGAGGAGTTTCAATTATTCTTCCAAATTCATATGTTGTAGTACCTGTATTTTGTTTTGATAATTCAATTAATTTTTTAATATGATTTTTTTCAAATTCTATTTTTCTTAAAATTGTTCTTTGAATTTCATCTTTTAATTTTTGAACAATACCTAAGGCGGCTGCTATTACTTGTTTTTTAGCATTATCAATTAACTGTTGTCCAAAAGCTTGAGGATTTTGAACAGTAGATATAATGTTATTTATATTTGGTGGAACAAGAGATGATAAGTTAGATTTTAAATCAGCCATTATATAGTAAACGTTGAGTTAGATAATAATTTTTGAAGTCTATCGTAAAGTGGTTTTAGTTGAGTTTGTAAGGCCTCAGCAGATCCTTGCATTTTAGCTAAAGGACTACCTTCGGCATTGGTAGAAGTAGCTGTTAAAGAAAGAGCAAATGAATCTAAAGCTGTTAATAAACTTAACAAAAAATTAGTTGTTTGGTTACCTAACAATACAGGTTCTGAAGCAGGGGTATTATCAAATCTAGTACCTAAAATTATTTTTGGTGTAGGGCCAACTGATGTTGCTGGATTTGCTTCTTTAATATTTAAGTATATATTTTTACCAGCATTTAAGTTAATAATATTATTAGTACTTATTTCTATATTAGTAGAAGCAAATAACATTACATCATCTTTTTTAGCGTTAATTACTACTCTATCAGCGTTTATTATAGCTTGTGAATCTACATAATCTATTAAACTTGGGGGAAGTGTAATTGGATTAATAGGATCTTTAACTTCAACTTTTAAGGGTATCCTTTGGTTAGAAGTTAAATAAATAGAAGAAGCTTCATCATTAATGGATTCAAGATAATAATCTTTAGTTTTATCATAAGCATGACCATTAGCAATTATAGTAATAGGATAACCCTCAATTCCAACATCACTCCATTCATTTCTATTAGAAGCTACTCTCATTGTACTTCCAAATCTAATAGAATTTCCTTTTCTACCTTGAATAATATGATCACCTTCATAATTCAATAAATTTCTAACAGAAGGATCTTCAATAAAATATTTACCTAAGGGAGATTTTGAATTAGCTGTTTGAGAATTTACTTGAGATTCACCCCATAAATTCATTGGGGTTAAATAATATTTTTGTGTTGAACTAGGAGTAATTTGAGAAGCTGGGGATGGTAAATCTACGATGTATATTAATTCTCCTAATAAAGGATAATAGCTATAATTTGGAAATAAAGGTTTTGCAATATCACATTTATCAAATAAAGTATCACTATTAGATGGATCTTGATCTTTAGCGTTATTATAATCTAGAAAAAACACAGTACCAATACCTCCATATTTACCTACTCTATCAAACTGTTTTGCTGTTGGAGTATTATTAGTTGTAACAACACCCATTACTTTTCCAACTTTTAAAGAAGGTGGAGGTGTTATAGGAAAAGGATTTGAACCTTTACTTATACCTGCAGATAAAAGACTTACCCCTGTTTTAATTTGTAAAGACATTACTTAGTATTTTCGTATTGTAATTGTTGTTTTTGGGGAGCTTGTTCTAATAATTTTTTACCCTCTTCCTCAATTGCTTTTTGTTCTTCTAATAAAGCATTAATTTCGTCCATATTGATTAAATCTTGCCCAGCATTAGCATTAACACTTGATGCACGTTGTGCGATAGCTGCCATTTTAATTAACTGTTCGTTATTTTTTACATTAACATCAATTAAATCTTTAACAGTAGGCATTAACATTACTGCAGAACCCGCGTTAGATGTTGCCATAGGTTTCATAGTATCAATAAATTCACCTATTTGTTTGTCAATATCTTTATTGTTCTTATGTATTTTTTTAAACAAATCCGATAAAGACATACCATCAAATACGGTTACGTCATCAAAATTAGCCATAAAATGCGTTTACGTATAAATATAAATAATTAAATTTTTATATACCCATGCTCATAATATTCATTATACAGTCGAACACGCAATATATCCAACTTTTTAATAATCTTAGTAATCTGAGGGGTGGATACATCTGTCATTTCGCGAATATAGATGTATAATGCTTTTTTATTAAATATCTCTAGCGTTTCACGCTTACGAAATAATTCAATAATAGCATCTGCTGTCTGAGCGTCGTGTTGTTTTGGGAATAGGGTATGGATATGTTTATCAATATACATTATATACTGATTGATGAATAGATTTGGAGAGTGCATTTCATCAATAGCATCCATTGATTCATATAGTTGGGTTTTATCCTCATCTATATCTTCAACATCAGCTTTTTCCTGTAGCTTTTTATAATTATTTTCATTATAAACAATAAGGTAACGTTTAGCAATAGTTCCAAAGTAACTAAATGCTTTACCCTTTTCAGCCTTATATAAGTGTAATTTTTCAAGCAAAAAAGTAATAACTTCATGCTTCAGTTCCTCAATTGTATCTGTATCAGTATAGTAGAACTTAAACGTATGAATAATATTTTCGGCTAATTTATAAAAGCCATATTTAATACGCTCATTATAAATGCGATTACGCTCAGCCATATCTTCAGTAATGAGATATTCCACAATCGCATCCTCAGTATCTTGAGTAAAATAAATTCTTGGTTCTTTTGGTTTACGTTTACGAGGTTTACCGCGTTTAGTTAACGCTATCGTTTCGTCATCATCACCGAATATATCGTAATCGTAATCTTCTTCATAGTATGCCATCTGTTGTCTTATTTTTAATAGACATGATACGAAAAGAAAGGAACGTAACCAAACTAGTTCTTAATAGAAGAATTAAATTCACTAATCATGTTTTGGATCTCTCTTAAGTTAGTAAAGAAAGTTCCTACTTCATCATCGGCTTCAAAAGCTCCTAATCTATCTAACTCTTTTAATTTAGCATCCGAATTAGCAACTATAATACTAATAGCATCTAAGTACTCTTGCTGTTTAATAACAGCCGCTTCTAATGCATTATTACGTCTAACTAATAAAAAGGCACCAATAATTGCTAATTCAATAATATGAATTAAAACCACCCAAAATGCTATCATCATAAATTATCCTCTAAATTGTTGTTCAAAATCATCGGGCTCAACGGAAATAATTTCACGTATAGTCTCGATTTGTTCTTTTAATTGTTCAATAGTTTCAAGAATAGAATCTTGAGCTACTCCTCTATTTACTTGCAATTGGATTTTACCAGCAATCGCTTCTAGTTGTGTTAATTTATTTAACGCATTATCTTTGTATCTCATAGTATATGTTTATATATAAATATATGTGTTTTTCCGTTTCCGCTACCCCTGCTACCATTCACGTTTCTTCCCATCCAACCCGTTCAAACCAACCGTAGGTGGAAGTTACGAAAACTTTTTTATACCTCCAAAGAAGAAGAGTAACTTTTGGTTACTCTTTATTTCTAAATGATTTTAATTCTTCTCGAATCATATTTTTTAAATGTTCCTTGACTGAATTAATCTTTGGGGATTGATTTAAAACTTGATTAATAGTCTTAATTGCGATTGGGTCTGTAACATCAAACTCAAACGTATTATCTAATTTATTATCTTTAATATCAAAACTATCAACTTTAACTCCGACACGTTCTATTTTGTTAAGAAACGCTGCTTTGTCTTCCAATTTTATTTTGTAATGTTTTGTCATATCTATAAATATTAATTTTTAATTTTCTACTCAAGTTGCTTGTACTACCACTAAGACTACTCTTATACGTATATACTAGATATCCAAGTTTTTTAGGTCCTCTAACCAATTGTTTTCGGTCCTATTATCCCACCTTACACCTACACCATCAACATATTTGCGAATATAAGTTGGTCCGGTTTGTGTAATGTCACGATAATAAGAAATAACTTCCCATTTAGGATCAAGTGGATCGGGAGTGAGAGTATAAGCGTGAGCTTTCTGGCATACGAATGGATCATTTATATCCAGTAACTCGTAATTAGACTGATCGTCACGTGTGATATTTTTCATAACTTATTTATTTTACTGGGTAATATAGGTAAGAGTCGTGCCACAACCACTAGTTTGTTGAACCCGATGTTGGTTGAACAACATTTTGTTGTAGTACGGCCGCGTCCCATTCTTCAAGTGTAAGACCGTGTTGTTTTGCTGTTTCCTCACGCAATTGACGCGCGTATATTTCAAACGCTTCTTTGGTTAATAATATTTCGCCGGTGTATTTTTTCATATCAATACATATAATGTATATACTTTGTCGTGACAAAAAAATCGTTTAAAAAGAGATTTTGAGATTTTACAAAGTGGGTGCAAAGGGGTTATTTTGGAATTGTGGATATGCGTATATACTGTCGGGGCGTAGAGATCGTATTTTCGTTGAGAATACACCGGGTGCGCTCCTTTTTTGTGCATGCCGTCGATGGACCGCAATTGGCATGGGAGCATTCCGCGCACGCTCCGCTATCGATCCGCTAGCAACGACAAAAGACCAACTACCGTCAGCCTTTTTGTACACGCGCGATCTTTTTGTACAACGCGTTACTCGTGCATATTTTTTGTATGGTCATACTCTAGCACGATAATCTTAACCACACTGTAAATACCGATGAAGATCAATGTTAATAGTAATGTTTGCATATACTGGTTATTATTTATTTAATTTTACCTCGTCCATCATACGTTTGTATTCAGCAGGTGATTCATCACCGTAGCCTTCACCTTCATCACCCATACCTAATTCATTCAGTATTTCGATCGCCTCGGATTTACTTACCCATCCATTACCATCTACATCTACTAGGTTACCTACATAGTACATGTCATTCATGTTCATTAATTCGTTTACGTTCATATTTAATTGTTTAATTGTGTTATCAATTTATTACCTTCGTCTTGACTACCCACGGGTATCATTCTGTTGTTTCCCAACACGTACCATCCATCGTAACGTTCTTCCACTCGTAGTGGACCACTTAAATCGAATGACTCACCGTCTGTAAATGTTAATTTGCTCATTATTATATTTTAATTGTGTGATATTTTTTATTATTATATTTCAATTCGAACTTACCGTATACATCTATATATTGCTCTATCGTTATCATCATGACATGAATATACGAACCGAACTATGCCGTAGCACGTTTCGGTTGGTATTGGTTATTATATTGCTCGATGATCGGTTTCATGTGTGCATCGATCGCATCAGCGTCCGCTTTGGTCTTATCGCTCGACCAGTTCAACACACATGTATCATGTGAGCTGCGATGCCAAGTGATCGTATCGTCTGCACTGGTGTAATCGTGTGGGGCGAATAATACGGTACCATCACCCTCGTCATCGTGTATTTCGTATCCCATTGACTCAGCAAACGCGTACGCTGCTTTATTAATTGCACTTCTAATTTCTTTCTTGTTCATGTTTTAATTTTTATAGCATCAAGATACGAACCGTATTGTGCCAGACACATTAGAAGGAGCCCGGGTAGAAACCCGAGCTCGATCAATTAAAAATTAAAAGTATGAACCTAATTTAGAGCTACTTTTCCGCTCAATATATCTACCTGGGTACCTTCAACTGTGAAGCAGTCCCATTCATTTTCATTATTATAAACGTACACGTAATCTACCCCGTAATCACAACCCACGTTCATTAGCTGGTCTGGATCAACGTCCCTAGCTTCAACCATACCATACGGTTCGTTTCGATCGCGGTGATATGCTTTGCACGTAGCTGGTGTTTCAGCTAGCGAGCTCAGATCCCCCAATTCCAACAGATCAAATACTGCGGACGGGGAAGTGTAATTATCCACTAGCAGCTGACCGTTATGCTCTGGGTAACCATCCCAGTGGCAATAAATAATCTTAGTGATCCCATTATCCAAATTCATCCCAATCAATGATCTTGTAGCCATAACTTTTATTTTAATTTTAATTTAATAACGTGAAGGTAAGTAATAATATTTAGCCTTCCAAATAAACATGCTGCTTTACTCCATGTAAGCTACTCACTTTCAGCTCACGCATCCAGACAAACTGGTCTGCTGGACGATCACTAGGGACGTATGTGTGCTTCGGTTGCTCAACGCCGTATTCCAAATTGATCGGCTCACCTTGCACTCGCATTCCAAACATAAACGTTAATAAAAAGCTAATAATAGTTTCTTTAATATAAAATACTTTACTCATAACTTAAGTTTAATAATGAAAAAATGATCCCCTCACCACACCAACAGGCTCGGGGATCGGGTTACTCCTAACCCACTAAGCCATCACTGACTCAGATTTAGTTTTCTTCGGTGCGCCACGCTTGATCTCAATTCCGGCTGCGATCTTAGCTGCCTTAGCCGCTAATTTAGCTTGTCTAGCACTTGTCTGGCTAGCTGGGCGGCCTCTACCAATTGATAATCCTTGAGCTGCTCTTTGAGCACGCGCATCTAATCTTGCTTGACGAGCTGATCCAGCTACTACTGGACGACCTCTTTTACCTGTTTTTTCTACTGACATAACTGTTTGTTTTTTTTATTTTAATTATTATATTGTAAATGTCGGGACAAAACCTTGCCCCAAAAAATTATTTAGTTAACGCTTTAGCCATACTATCACTACCACATCTCACCCCAGCGTGGAACATGTACAAAACATCTATTGGGCTAGTTAGCTCAAACTTGATCTGGTTTTGTTCCTCATTATACTCATCCACAATAACTCTGTCTGCACCTAACATTTCAACGATGTAAGGAACTCTATCCTTACTAATACACAATTCTATTATCATAACTTATTAATTTTATACCATCAATGTACGCACAAAACAGTGCCACACAACAAAAACTAGCGTGTTGCTTTAGGTCGACCCCTGCGTCCGCCCGATCTGGCTCTGGTTGCTGCTTTAGCTGCGGTTGCGGCTGCTACCTGAGCTGTGGACAAAGCCGGGCGCCCGCGTTTACCTCCACTAGTGGTCTTTACCGTCTGGGGCTTCGCGATCCCAGAAGCCGGTCTACCACGCTTACCTCCGCTACGCTGCGCGCGCAAAACACGTTCCGCTTCGCGTGCTGCCTTCACTGCTGGATCAATTGCTGGTCTACCCCTGCGGGCCCCCTCCACCTTCTCCTTCGGTGGTTTAGAACCGCGCTTCAAAGCACGTTCACGTTGCGCCTGGGCTTTCTCTGCTTTACGCATCATTTTGTCCAATGTTTTCTTATGTTTAATAACGGCTGGGTGCAAAATAACTTGATCGAGATCGTAGCAACGGATGCCACCAGACTCATCACGCACCTCATATCCACCGTTGGGCCAAAAAGGAGTACCTGGTTCGTGTCGCTTGATGAGAAAAAAGAATAAACGCTTCTCATAAAAAAATGGAGCGGGTAAAACACGTTCACGGGGTTTGGGGCTGGCTAACACTTCCTCCACATCACTATATGTTAGGTATGTACCCAACTTCGCACCACCCACAATAAAATCTTTTTCAATAACTTTCATAACTTTTTAATTATACATAAATTTAAGAAAAAAACTTTGCCAAACAAAACATTACTAAAACAAAAAAAAAAAACAAAAGCAAATTGGTAGCAAGTTACGAAAAAATTTTGACTAAACCAAATACTTGTTTTTACTACAAAACTTAGTACTACAAATAGTAGTCAGCAACTACAAAATGTAGGTATATACTGTCGATAAAAAAAGGTGTGGAGTGGCGCAGGAAAAAAATATGGGGTCGCAACACAACCATCCCCATACACTCGCTACATTACATATACGTTCGCTACTAAGCGGTGTAGTTACTACAAAACTACTACACGTCTACTACACGTTGTAGGTACTTGACACACAAAACTATATTAGGTGGGTGACAAAAAAATCGCGTTTACCGCGCAAAAAATGCGAGATAAACGCGTTACTCTTA